ACACCGCAAGTATCAGAGGCAACTCTATACGCTGACGACACCGCTGTCGAAAGTGCCAAAGCCGTCTCAAGTGCTACTGTTGAAGTAGAAATCGACGACAAACGAGAGACAACCGTCCTAGCAGTATTGCTGGGTCACACTGTGGGAACTGGCGAAACCGCTGGTCAAGTAACACGAAAAGTAACTGACAACCCTGTTTACGTCGGACTTGGTCGTATTGTGCCAATTATCCGAGGTGGCGTCCGTATGTTCGTTGCTGAGTTCTTGCCAAAGGTTCAGTTTTCAGAGCCAGCTCAAGAGGACAAGACTAAGGGTGAGAGCATTGAGTTCTCGACTGTAAAGCTCTCAGGAACAGCTTACGCTGTATCTGACGACCGTTGGTCTGAAAGTTTTGAAACCACTACTCAGGCACTTGCTCAGGCTTGGCTTGACGACAAGTTTGGCGTGGTAGAGGAGTAATCCTATGAAAGCTACTGTGATAGTAGGGTTCGCTGACCTAAACGGCACTTACCGTAAAAAAGGTGACGTCGTTAGCTTTAGCGAGCCTTACATCACTAGGCTGGTCGAGGGCGGTCTAGTGACGCTAGAGAAAAAAGAACCTACCGAAGTCGAGGCTACGAGCGACAAGGTAGAGACGAGTAAACCAGTAGCAGATAAGGCGAGTAAAAAAGATGTTCGAGGAAAGACGAGTATATCTAGGCGAGGGCGATAAAAAAGTTCTCCTAGTTTTTAACTTTAACGTGATGTCGCAAGTCCAAGAGACTTGGGGTAGTTTAACAAAATGGGTGGGACTGCTTGACACTAAGACGCTTGAGCGTGATGAGTTTGGTAACCCTATCCCGATTATGGAGAACGGTGAGCAAGCCAAAGACGAGAGTGGCGAGTTGTTGTATAAAGTCCTGAGGGACGGCGAGCCAGACTTTACGGCTCTACGCCAAGGGTTCTCATATATGTTAAACGAGGGCGTTGAAATCGAAAACGAGGAACGTCCAGCCGACCAAAAGAAAGCACCTTACACTGTAAATCAGACTGGTCGCTTGATAGCACTGTTCACTAAAGAAAAGGTCTCTCAAGCAATTAAAATGGCAGTTACCGACAGCCTAGAAACTGGCGAAAAAGCCGAGGAAAAACCAGCTGACGCTCCCTCTGACGACGAGGTAAAATAGTCACCCAAGACGATGAGACCGATGATAGCCTCGACTTTTCTTGGGTAGAGTTCGTAGGTCATACCCTACTCGGCTACTCGACAAAGGAAGTGGGACGTATGACTTTCGGACGGTGGTATCGGCTATTTAAGCACTACCGCCAAGACAGCGATAACAAACTAAGTGGCATAACCTATCAGGCTCGCCTAGACAAAATGAAAAAGTCAATGAGCTTGTGGACTTAGCCGAGAAAGGATAAAACTAATGGCAAGTATAAATAAAGTCAGTGACATCACTATCACGATTTTAGCCGATTACCTCCATATAGATAATCCTACGAGTGACCAACTCGACGAGTTAGGAACGATGTTAAACTCGGCTAAGGCGTATGTCTCGTCTTATGTAGGACTACCTCTATCAGCACCAGCAGATGACGCTGAAACCGCAACAGACGAGAGTGCTGTCGATAATCTCGACAGTCACCCTGAGTTTGTGAGTGCCGTTATGGTGCTTGTTCAAAACCAATATGACAACCGAACCTTTTACACCGACAAAGGTCAGGTAGAGAGTGTCATAAACAGTATTCTTAACCTCCATAGTAGGAACTTGCTATGATAAACGCTGGCGACTTTAACCAGAGAATTACGATAGTTAGAGACACGCCGTCAGATGACGGTGAGGGCTTTAACTCGAAAACTCGAACGACAGTCGTCAGTGCTTGGGCTAAGGTCAATACTACAAAGGGTTTTACTCTCATCTCTCAAGGGTCAAACTTTGAGAACGCTACAACTCGGCTACTTATCCGTAAACCGAACGCTAGCATAAGCCGTAAGGACTTGGTATTATTTAAGGGTAGAGAGTGGAAAATACGCTACTTAAACGACATCGACGAGGCGGGCGTCTTTGTGGAATTACAGGTCGAGGAGGTGAGACAAAATGGCTAGGTTTGACGGCGATATGGAGCAGTCTATTATGAAAGACATTGACAAGCTGGAATTAAACAGCGATGTTGTTTTTGGCAAAATGGTCAATGCTGGTGCTGACGCTGTTCTCCGTAATGTTCGCTCAAATATGCGAGCCTCATTTAAGTCTACTCGGTCGCTCGAAGTGGGTCTTGGTAAGACCAAGGTCTATAAAACGCCGTCAGACGGCGGTGTAGCGGTCAAGGTGGGCTTTCGTGGCTACTCACCGTATCGTAAAGGCACTGGACGTAACAAGGCTTATGCTGGTCAGCCTATACCGCTTATTGCTGTCGCTCGTGAAAAGGGAACTCGTAGGGGCGAGGCTCGTAAAGCGTTCTTGTTCAAGAGCTTTAACAAGGGGACTATCGAGGGTGAGATGAAAGCTGTCGAGCCACGTTTGTTCGACGGAGTAGGGGCTTAGTATGAACAACGAAGTCAAGTCTATCCTCGACACCATTACAACAGGTTCACCAGCCGTAGCAGTGCCAAACGCTCTGTTATTTTTTGACGGACAAGCCGATACTTTCGTGGTCTACTCGCCGACTAACGATGGTGTCGGCTTGTTTGGGGACGACCGTCCGATAGAACTAGCCGAGAGCTGGGATATAGACATCTATTCAAAAACTAACTATGTGGCTCTCCGAAAGAGTGTCGTGAAAGCGTTTGTAGACGGTGAGTGGGCGTATCAGGGCAAGGGTCAAGATACTTTCGATGAAACGACTGGTCTCTATCACTGCTTATTACAGTTTGAAAAAGAGGCTGATACAAGTTATTTAGAACCTAGCGAGGGAGAGGAGTAGGATATGGCTAACACGACGTTCGGTGGCTCGATTAAGCTAACTGGTGAGAGCGAATACCGCTCGGCTCTCAAGAACATTAAGTCAGATATGTCGCTTTTATCGAGCGAGATGAAAGTGCTGGCTACTTCGACCGATAACTCTGGCAATATGTCGGCTCAGGACAAGGCTAAAAAAGAGGCTTTGACCAAGGCTATCGGTGACCAAAAAGACAAGGTCGCTGACCTCAATAAACAGCTCCAAGATAGTATCGCTAAAACTGGCGAAAACTCGAACTCGACCAAGGCACTCCAAACCCAAGTCAATAACGCCACCGCTCAGTTGAACCAAATGGAGGGGACACTTAGTAAGGTCGGCGAGAATATGGACGACACTGGCAAAAAGGCTGGTATTTTCGGTGATGTCTTGAAAGCTAACCTCGCAAGCGAGGCTATTGTCGCTGGTGTTAAGGCTATCGGTAGCGGTGTCAAGGCACTGGCTGGCGAGTTTGTCGGTCTCGTGAAAGATAGCGTCGGTGCTTTTGCCGATTATGAGCAACTTACAGGCGGTGTAGAGACATTATTTAAGGATAGTGCTGGCAAAGTCGAGGGCTACGCCCAGCAAGCCTACAAGACGGCTGGACTGTCGGCAAATCAGTATATGGAGCAAGCAACATCGTTCTCAGCAACGCTGTTACAAGGTCTCGGCGGTGATACAGCAAAGGCTAGCGAATACGCCAACCAAGCTATCGTCGATATGTCTGACAACGCTAATAAAATGGGAACTGACATCTCGCTTATTCAGAACGCCTATCAAGGTTTTGCCAAAGACAACTACACTATGCTCGACAACTTAAAGCTCGGCTACGGTGGAACGGCTAGCGAAATGGCTCGCCTGATTAACGATAGTGGAGTAATGGGCGAGGGCTTTAAGGCAACCGCCGAAAACGTGAAAGATATACCGTTCGACAAGATGATTGACGCTCTACACAAGACCCAAGAGCAACTAGGTATCACTGGCACAACCGCTAAGGAGGCGTCAGCGACTATCTCAGGTAGCTTTAACGCCACTAAATCGGCGTGGGAGAACGTAGTGACCAGCTTTGGCTCTGGCAATAACGATATGATTAAAGAGGCTATCGACGGTCTCATCGGCAGTGCCAAAGACCTCGTTACCAACGTGACGGCTATCCTACCGAACATCATCGACGGTATCGGTCAGCTCGTCGCTGGCGTTATCGAGGTATTGCCGAGTATGGTTCAGTCGATTTTGCCGACTTTGAGCGGTCTTATCACCAATATCATTAACTCGCTTGTGACCATTGTGCCTCAGATTATCCCTGTCGCTATGGGGCTTATCACTACGCTCATAAATACACTGGTTCAGAACCTACCAGCTATCATTAACGGTGGTATTCAGCTCATCACGAGCCTCGTCACTGGTATCGCTCAGTCGATACCGACGATTATCCCAGCGTTGCTGACTGGTATTCAGACGTTCATTACGACGATTATTCAGAACTTGCCACTAATTATCGAGAGCGGTATCACGTTGCTCGTCTCGCTGGTTCAGGGTATCGCTAACGCCTTGCCAGAACTGATTAAAATGATACCGACTATCATCGACACGCTTATTAAAACGCTCACAGACCCTAAAATGATAACGCTACTCATCAAGGCGAGCCTCGATATTATCGTCGCCCTCGCTGGTGGTCTGATTAAAGCCATACCAGAGATAGTCAAGATGATACCTCAAATCATCACGAGCATTGTGACAGGCTTAATTAACGGTCTCGGTAGCCTTGCCGACGTCGGTAAGCAGTTAATCGAGGGTCTTTGGAACGGTATCAGCAACGCTACTAAGTGGATAATGGATAAAATCAGTGGCTTTGCTAAGGGTATCGTGGACGGTATAAAAGGGTACTTTGGTATTCACTCGCCGAGCCGTCTGTTTAGGGACGAAATCGGTAAAAACTTGGCTCTCGGTGTAGGTGAGGGCTTTACCGACAATAT